GTGGTGGCAAAACTCGGAATCGAACCGAGGATTCAACACTCCCGTAAAAAGTCTTTGGGTTTGGCCTGACTCAGCGAGGGAAACGCTTGATTCCATTTGGTTCGTCTGCTGCCAGTTGCTGCCACGATGAAAGATACTTCCGTCTACGCGCGCAGCGGCCGCCCCATGTGGTATGTCTCCTACTGGTGCGTGAAGAACATGAAGCGAACCCACGAGGCTACCCCGTGGCGCATCGATGATCCCGCCGGCAAAAAGCACGCGTTGCGCTACGCCGCCGCAAAATCCCAAGAGGCCAGCGCGTTTCGCGGCGTTCGCAAGCTCGAGGTCTGGAACGTCTGGGTTGAGAAACACCTGGCCGATAAATTCCGTAAACAGCCGCTCACCCTCAAACGCTACCTTAACGCATGGGACCAGCTGCGCGTCTATCTTGACGAAAAGAAGGTAGCCGTGCCCGCGGCCGTCAGCTACCAGCATTGCATAGATTACGTGACTTGGCGCCTGTCCAAGACCGAGCGCCACTGCGGGCGTCCCGTCAGCCGAAACACCGCGATTTTTGAGGTAAAAGTGCTTTCCGGCATCCTGGCCGAAGCCGTGCGCCGTGGATTTATCGCCGTCAACCCCGCCACGAAGCTCGGACTGCGACGGGATCCGGCTAAGGAAAAGGCCGAGATGACCGACACGGAGATTGCCACCATTCGCCAGGAGATCGCTAAACGTGAGGGCGCCCTGCCCCTGCTCGGACGCTGGATGACGATCACGTTTGAGATCGCCGTGCACCAGGGCTGCAGATTGACCGAGACCCAGCTTCCGCTCACCTCCGTCGATCTGCGGGCGAATACGATTCGCTTCACGGGCAAGGGCCGCAATGGCGTCCCGAAGGTGTTCACCACAGCTCTCCACCCGGGCTTGCGGCCGCTGATGCTGCAGCTGGTCGACGCCGGCGCCGTCGTGACGTGCACCCACCCCAAGATGTCCAGTGTTCACTGGTTCAAGTTCTTGAATGAAATCGGGCTTGGTCATCTGTGTTTTCATTGCACGCGAGTGACGGTGATCACGCGGCTAGCGCGGGCGGGTGTGCCGATCCAGCAGGCGATGCGGTTCGTGGGGCACTCTTCCGAGCAGGTGCACGCGATTTACCAGAAGCTGAAGAGCGACGACCTTTCGGCGTGCACGTCGGCTCTGGCTTCCCTGACTGCTCCTCCTTCTCCTTCTTAGGGTATTGGTGAGAGGCCACGAACTCGGAGTGACGATCGATCCAGTCGCGCATTTTCTTGCGGGTGGTGTAGCGGCCGGACCAGGCGGAGTCGCCGCAATGAATGCCGGCTTTCTTCATCGCCGCGATCGCGAATTCAGAAAGGCCCATCGCCTCGGCGGCTTTAGCCACGGTGGGGAGTAGGTCGTTGTCATTCATGGGTCGGATTTCTGTAGTTATTTTACTGATACGCCCCCACCTAAAAAGCCCTAGAGGCGCGAAGAAAAAAAGGGCTCTCCCTCAGGACAGCTTCACGAGGGTGCCGTCCGTTGCCTTCACCCAGAAGGTGAGGTCCTCTCGGCGGTATTGATTGCCGTTGCCGTGGAAGCCGTAGCTGTCGCGGCTATCGACGAATCGGACAAGCCATGGGCTAGGCTTGCCGGTGGCGCGGGCGTGGTCCTGGCCGTAGTATTTGGACGACTTCTTGATGGTCGCATAGAGATCGACCGGCACCGAAGTCACCGACGCTACCGTCTTCGGAATGGCCGGTTGCGCGCCAACGGCGGGCCCGGGGATGCGCAGCTCCCAACAAGATCCATGCGCGGCCTCTTCGTCGTCGCCTGCGTAGCGAATCAGCTTCGCATCCTCGAGCTCGGACAGCGCCTCGAGCAGTTCGGAGCGCGTGTCGGTGATGGATGCCATCATCCACTGCATGTCGCACGTGGTGAAGCCGCCGCAGGGATGGGGCGTATTATTCCGTGTGAGCGCCTGCAGGGCCTTGAGTAGTTTTTCGGCGAGTGGCGAGAAAGCGGGCGCGGCCGCGTTGATCGCGTCTTGGGGGTGCTGCGCTTCAGTTTGTGTGCTCATGGCGATCAGGCGGCGTGGGGGTGGGCGGTGTGTTCGGGGGTGGCGGCCTGCTCGGGAGCGGGCTCCGGGGGGAATGCCTTGGCTTCTTTGGCTTCGAGTTTCTTGATCTCTGCGAGCCACCAAGCGGCCCGCTCTTCATCAGCGGCGGAGTCGCTGTGGCGCTTCGCCCATTGGAGCTGTTTCCGGAGGAAGGGTGCGTATTCCATGTCACAAACTGTAATTCTTTCAGTTTGTGCTTCAAGTTAATTATTGCCTTATCTGAATTTAATTTCAGTTTGTGAAATATGCCTAAGAAAAACCACTTAGCGGCCGCGCTCGCGGCCTTTCTTCCCCTCCAGAAGACGACCGGTGGGGATTACGCGCGAACAATTGGTCTATCGGCTGCGACGATCTCGCGCCTTCTATCGGGAGATCGTCCAGCCGTGGACACACTCCACACAATGAGCACGAAGTGGCCTGACTCCCGCGCCTCCCTTGGCCTCTTGGTTGCCCATCTCCGGGACGAGATAGACCGAGCCGGCCGCAACCAGGCGGAAATCGAGGTCACCGCGTCAACGATCGACGAAACCGACGACATCCATCTGCTCGCCCGCGAAGCCCGGCATGACCCTGAATTGGCTGCCATCCTTCACGATTTCGCCAAGATGATCCGAGCGCACAAAAAACGCTATCCCGAGGCGAATGAATCCGATCTCCGAGCGGCAGAATAAAAAATGCGAAGAATGAATATAAAACTGAAATTAACAAAGCCGAGCCCAGGAGATAAAAGACTCGTCATAACCGAAGAGGACGCAGGCCATTGGGGCGCTCTCCAAATCTTCGTCGCCTACGATGACGTGGACCATGACCGCGTTCTTCAGGCGACCAAAGAGATGATAAGAAGGGTCAATGCGCCCACACTGGACACGAAACCCAACTGGAAACCTGCCGATGAACCACCACCGGGCACTCCTGGGCACTGGACGCGGCGCGTGATCGTTGTGACCAACCTGGGGAATGTTAAAGTGCTCGCATATTTTTGGGGCGATCGCGAAGACGCTGGGGCCGGCGTATGGCAGCGAGAAAAAGGCACTCAGAAGGATGAGCATCCCAAATGGTGGATCGACAAACCCTGACGCGACTTCAGAACAAAAAAGCCCCGACCGAAATGGTCGGGGCTTTTTTGGTTAGCTCAGTGCTTCCCGAGCCACCAGACGAAGACTGCCATCCCCACGGCGAACATGCCGGAGATGGCCCCACCAGCCAGCCAGAGCACCAGGCGGCTCATAGCCCGGATGACGGCCATCTCTTCGGCCATCGCGTTGAGCTTGTCGTAAATATCTTTGATGTCGTTCTGGGACATGGAGGCGGAGTGAGGTTACGATATTTCGGTCGCGAGCTTGGCGGCTCGTTGCACGGAGCGGTGCAAGCGGGGGGCGAGGTGGGTATCTATCGCCTGAATGCCCGGCATGCCGGCGCGGATGTCGGCGGCGATGTTACCGAGAGTTGCAGGGCCAATGCCGTAGATCTTGGCGTAGAGCCAGCCGCCACCGAGGACCACCACGGCGATCGTAAGGCCGGCCCATTGCAGGCGACTGCGGCGCTCGAGGGCGAGGTTGGCCGCCGCCGCTTCGCTGATCTTGCGATCGGCGGTTTCCCTGGCGAGTTGTGCGACGTCTCGCGCGGCCTCGGCCTGGCTGGCACGTGCGAGGAGCATGGCGCGTTCTTTGTCCGCGGTGGCGTAGAGACGTTGGGCTTCGTCAAGGCGGCCTTCCATCACGGCAATGCGACGGCGTTCGGCAGCGAGGAGGGCGCGAGCATCGGGTGCGGGGAGGAGCGGTGAGAGCCAGGTGACTTCGCGGCCAATGTAGTCGGTTGCCGAGTTGGCCGGCGCGGCGGCCGCCGCAACGCCGATCTGCTGCACGCTGGCGGCCACGGTAGCGGCTTTGGCATCAGCGGCCGCGAGTTCGGCCTTGTGCGCTGCCTGGAGGGCCGCGGTGGCCTCAAGGGACGCATCAGCCCGGCGGCTTTCACCGTCGAGTTTTCGGGGCTTGGCGAGCCACACCAGGGCGCCACCGACGCAGGCCATGACAAGGATGGTGGCGAGGGTGATTTCGCCACGCTGGGAGGTTGTTTTCATAGGGCGAATGTTTCGATGATTGGCTGTAGCGCATTGAGCGCGGCGAGGTCGGCGGCGGCATCGATCGCCGCGTGCAACTCTTCCTCGCGAGCGAAGCAAGCGTTGACGTGCTCAAAAACGGCGTCGGCGATGGCGATGATGGTGGCGGCGTTGACCTCCGCCCAGGTGCCGTCCTCTCCCTTCCACCTGGTGGAAAATCCCGAATCGCGACGAGCCTTGCGATCGGCGCCGGTGAGCAGGGTCTTGGCGCGGTCGTCGGTTGCCACCTGCACGCCGCCGACCGAGATGCCGGCGGTTTCCACCTGCCAGCGCCTCTCGGTGGCGCTGGCTTTGAGGCGGACGCGGATCGCGGGGAGGTTTGGCTGAGACGCGGCGATGATGTCGGCTTCTATATTTTCAACGCTCGGCTCGCCGACGGCTGGCAATCCGATCAGTTCGCCAGCGTTCGTGTTGATCAGGTAGCTGTTGCCGGAATAGCCGATCACCATGCCAAGCGGGCACGGGTAGGACTCGAACTCAGGAGGTGTGATTTCTTCACTCATGTTCAGTTGGTTCGATGGCCGGTAATGGTGGTGCGGACGGTGTCAGTCGTGCTGGACGCAACCCACACCTGGTTCCCTGCGAGCTTACGCGTGACGAGGGTCGTGGGGTTGATGCCGGCAACCAGAGCGGCGCTGGCCTTGTAGGTCGTGAGAGAACCCGTGAGATGGCCGACGCTGACCGTTGGCGTGCCCGTCGTGGATTGCTCCATCGTGTCTATCACGTCCCTGGTCGAGTCGAGGATGTCACCACCGAGGAGGGCGACGCCGCCGGCCGCACTGCTCGCCGTGTCTGCGCTGATTCTAAAATAGCGATTATCCGTCACCGGAGTCATTCCGACGAGGCGGGCGGCGTTGCCACCGAGGCCAGTCCAGTCATCGATGACTGGGATGGGCTGCACGCCAGGGAGGGAGAGTGCCCCCATCAGATTTACCCGAACGTTTTTGAAATATGCCTTGTCGCCTGTGCCCAAGGCGCCGCCCGTAGTCGCGCCAATTGCTAGCCGAAATTGGAGGGCCGATGTCGAATTCGACATAGGCAAGACAACGTCGTAAGATGTCCATGTGTCGGCCACGGGGACGAAATCCAACGTAGGCGTCAGCAAACCCGAACCACCGTCTCGAATATTGATGTGAGTGCCGGTCGTATTGGCAGACGGACGATACACATCGAAGCGAAGGCGGATCGTTCGTCCAACCAAGTTGCCCAATCCAATATCACGGCTCGTCGCTGCGCCGGTGCCGCCGGCGGTATTCAATTCCAGCACATTGTCCACGCCACCGATTCCATCGACGTTGCCCACGACCGCACCTTGAGCCGCGCCAAAGCCATCCACACCGGCCGAGAAGTCCGAAGAGATTGCGAGTGCCTGGCTCCCGCCCGCTGCTACCCAATAAGGAGCGTTGCCCGTCGCTCGCCAATATTCACGGTCGGCAGTCGTGAGTGCCCCGTTGATCCAGCACCCGAGGGGAGCGGGACCGGCGGGCCAGTTGTAGCCGGTCAGCTGGAAGGTGCCGACCAGCGTCGGATCCAACCATGGCGGAGGCGTGCCAATATTGGCCGATGAAAATGCGCTAGAAATATCGACGTCATTCCAACGCACCACGACCGCCGAAGGCGTGATATATACCTCAAGAATTCCCGTCTGCCCTGAGTAGGTGGCACGAAACGCCGGGTAAATTATCTTATTGATATGAGTGTTTACTGGCGTCCCCTGTTGCTCGATCGAGATCGCACCCGTGGTGCCAATAAAACAACACAAGCTGAATATGCCTCCTAGGACGGTCGCCGACGATTGGACTGCGAACAATCCGAGGGTGGTTACTGGGTTGCTTGTCGGCACCGTAACCAGCCCCCTCCACGTTGCTGATACCCCGCCCGCAAGATTTCCACGCGCACCGGGAGTTTGTATCAGCGCACGATTCGTCGTGGCACCGTCGCTGATTACCTGGCCGGAGCCGACGCGCTGAGCGAATTCCGCGGCGTATTTAAGACGCGTGAGGATCTTGCGGCTGCCGTTTGTAGCGCCGTCCATCTCGTCGTAGTCATCGGCGGCGGGAGACAGCGCGGTGGTCGTAAGGTCTTTTATGCGGATATCGGCCATGGAAAATTAAGCAGTGAGTTGCACAACGACGCGCACGTCGCCCGTGCTGGTTACGCGGCGATCGCCGCTCGAGGTGACACGAGTATAGCCCGTGCGCTGAAGTCGAATGCGCAGCGACGTTGTGCCGGCAGTCGCCAGCGTGTGTGTAGTTGATTTCACGATACTCGCCGAAAGCTCGGAAGTCGCGGCGATCGTCGCAGTCCCGGCGGTGGCTTTGGCGACTTGGGCGGAAAGTGTGGCGCGAGCGCTCAGGGGCGCCGCGACTTCCCGCCGAAGGGCGACGGCCGCGGCGAGCGTGGCAGCGGCCTCAAGCGGAGCCGCGGTGGCAATGGCCTTGCGGATGGACGCCACCAGGCTGGCGCTGACTGCGAAGGCCGCCGAGCCGAGCGATTGGAGGCGCACGCCGCCGACGTCAAAGACGGCGGTAACGCGTTGCACGGCGAGGCTCAGGAGCGGGCGGGCCACGGGGTCAGACGTTGGCGAGCGTGAGGGTGAGGTTGCCGGCCGGGATGCTCACCGTGATGCCAGTGGCGTCGACGGTGGCGGCCGGGGTGAGGAGCGCGCCGGCGATCAGGTTGCCACCGCTCGCCGCGTCGTAGAGGCGGACGGCGTTGACCGTGCCCCAGGCGGCCGTCGACGTAGGCCAGGTGAGGGGCGTGGCGCTCGTGACGACACCCGCGGCGGGTGCCGGGAAGTTCGTCGTGTTGTTGGTCACCGAGGCGCGGGCATAACTGCCACCCGTGGCTTCGGTGCCGCCGGTGAGGGCATCGACTGCGCCGATAATGAGGGCGGCGTAAAGGGTCGCGGGGGCGGTGTAGGCGGTGCGACCGAGGAGGGAGCCGGCGAGGCTGTTGAGAGTAGCGGTATTGAGGCTCATGGGTGAAAAATCAGAGGGTTTCGATGTAACCGGTGGCAGCGGTGATGATGGCGCCGGCCGCATCGGTGAGGATGCAGCGGGCGGTGTAAGTCTTGCCGGCGGTGAGTGCCTGGCTCTGCGCAAGCGTGGGCGTGATCATAGCCGTGCCGCCGGACAGACTCAGGATGGCGATGCCGCTTCCGATCGTCATATCCCAGAGACGGGCGGTCGGATCGGTCGCCGTCGGATCGGTAAGGAAGAATGCCAGGCCGCAATCGGTGAGAGGATAAGGTGCATCCGCGGGATCGGTGATCGTGGCTTTGATGCCGACGGTATCGCCCGCGAAGTAATCGAGGGTGAAGGGCAGCAGGGCGTTAATCGTGCAGGCGCAGGACATCACCAAACCCGCGTGTCAAACGCGCGGGTTTGGAATGATTGATGGGACTACTCGGCGCGCCAGGGCAGCTGCTTGACCCGGAGATGGCCTTGGCACTCGCCGAGCTGCTCGTGATAGACGTGGTGGAGCGTGTAGACGCCGTCCGCCCCACCCTTCTTCTTTTCCCAGATGACGTGATCGGCCGGACAATGCGGAAGGACTGCCATGCGCAGGCCCGCCGGAATCCACCGGTGCCAGCCGATGAAGAGATCTTCCGTCCCCTGCCCTTCATAACCTTCGAAGTGCGCGAGGGCGAGCGCCTGGCGATTCATGAGCGTGCAGCCAAAGCCCACCCAATCGGTCGGGACCATCGAACCATGCCCGATGCCGGGATACGCACTGTCGAGCCAGCCACGCCGACGCCAGCCGTGCTTGCCGTTTACCTGGAAAACATTCCCGTCAGGCGGACAGGCTTTGATCTGTTTCTGCAGCTCGTCGCGGATCGCCAGCAAATCGGCGGGGCGCTCTTTGGCCGTCCATGCCTTTAGCGCGGCATCATTCTCTTCCCACGTCTTTTTCAAATCATCGGGCAACACCCTTTCATAAGGCAGGAAGTCTTCGGCGATCGGATTTTGCGGCGTGCCAAAGCCCCCAAGGAAAGCGGTGTTGGGATACGGACACATCGCCACCGAATAAAAGCCGCCATCGAAACGGCACGTGTCCAGGAGCGTGCGGAGAGCGTTGGGTTGCGGGAGGGTGTCGCTGTCCAGGGACCAGCACCAGTCGGCATCGGCACGGCGGGCGGCGGCGTGCGCGGCCGTGCGCATGTCGGCAATGAGGAGCTGCGCGCCGGCCTTGTAATTCTCGCTGGTGCCTTCGACGAAACGCTTGTCGGCGATCAGATCGATCTCACAACCCAATTCTGCTTTCCAGTAGGCTGCTACGGCGGCGAGTTCATTGGAGGTGTCGCCGACGATCGCAACGTGTGCCTTGTCAATGCCGGCGAGGCGGAGGGCGCTGGCTACGCGGCGCGCCTGGGCGCGCATCGCGTAGGTGTAGGACTTGGTGGCGCAAACGATGATGGAGAGTTTCATGGTCAGGATTCGGGATCAAAAGAGGAAACGACGAGCAGCGCCTTGGCGCCCGGGCCGGCGGCCGTGAGGGAGTTGGAAACCAGTGCAACACCGGGCTCGATCGCCACAGCCGTATTGGCGTAGGCAGCAGTGGTCCCGGGCAAAGCCACGGTCGTCGCGGCCGTGGTGCTCGCCCCGGCAGAGTCCAGACCGGTTGCCAAGTAGGCGCCTGGCGCGAACGAGACGAATGTCGACTCGCCGGAGAACCGCGAATAACCCGCAGCGATCCCGGTAAAGGAGGCCCCGGAAACACCCAAGGCGCCGGCAGAGCCACACGTGAATTGATCACCGCCGCCCGCCAACCCCAGACTGAGGGTGAACGCTTCCGATGCAGTCTGAGCCGTGTAAGTGGCGGTGCCGGCCGTGAGTGTCGTGCGCTTGGCGGTGGTCACATGCCACGAGCCGGCGGTGCCTACATAGGCACTGATCGTCGTGTCGCTCGTTACCGTGGAGGCATGGTAATTTTGCTCCTGCAGGCAGGTGGGCGAAGCCGCGGCGAAGGCGGCGACGATGCCGCCCAGGAAGACCGTGCGATCGGCAGTGATCTGCGTGCCCATCGAATCGGCCGGGCCGGCGGAGATACCGGCCTGCCAGCCGTGCGCCCGCGCAATCGTCTGATACGGGGTGCCGGCCGGGGTAGACGATGCAGTAGAGCCGAAACGGCGATTGGCCGTCTGCAATGAGGTGCTGCCCACCGTCCGCCCGTTGTTTCCTGAGAGTCCGAAGGCTGTAAGGCTTGTAGCGGTGCTGAACGTGGTCCAGGCGGAGGTGATCCCCGCCGAGGCTTGATAGCTTTCCCGGGTGTAGGTGGAGGCCACCTGCACGGGCTCAGCAAAGGCGACGGATCCCCCGGTCGCGTTGTGGACGATGGCTGCCCGCGTGGTGAGCGGCGAATAGGCGAGAGTCACCGTAAGCGTCTGGAGGTTACCGGCAGGGGCGTAGGTGACCGTTCCCGAAGTGGTAACGGGCACAAAGCTCACAGCCGTCGTGGTGGTCGCGAGCGCCCGGAAAGCGGTGTGCGTGGCCATCGGGAAGCCCCCCGACCATGAGGCGGCCGTGCTGGTGACATTGGAGAGCGTGCTGCGGGTGACCGTGCTAGCGGCATTGACGAAGCCGGTGGTCGTCTTGGTGACCGTCGCAGTGTTGGTGACCTCGCGCAGCGTATGGGTGATCGTGGAGTCGGCACGGGCGGAACTGGTCGTCAGGTCAAAGGCATCAGCCACCGCGGTGAGTGCCGACACGCCAGCCCACAGACTGCCGTAGATGAACAGCCACTCGGCGGGGCTGGTGCGGGAGATCACCGTATTTACATGCTGGCTGGCCGGATCGTAGGTGGTGGTCTGCGCAGAGAGTGTCGTGCCAACCGCCGTCACCACGGTATGCACAGTGAGAGTTGCGGTAACCTCCGTGTATTGTGTTTCCCAATACGATCCGGTGACGGTTCCTGCCGTAGTGGTGACCTGGACGGCCGTGACTTGTTCGGACGTTTCGGTGACCGTCGTGCTCGTCTCCACGAAACCAACTCCAGAAGTCGTCGTGCCCCACCCCGTCGTTGCGGTGGAGCGTGGAGCGGAATAAGTGATCGAGCTCGACGAAGACGTCGTCGTCGTGCCCCCGTCAGTCATGCCGGTGGTGACGATGGTAACGCCAAGATCCGTCGCAGCCATCCCGGTGCGCTGCGTGTCGGTGAACCCGTTCGCGGTGCCATACGCGTAGGTCACGAAATCGGTCCACGAAATCCCAGAGGCGCCGGTTTCGTATGTCCTGGAAGTGATCTGCTGCGTCATCGAGGACCACGAGCCGTGCCCGCCTACTGCAACCCCATCAGAATCCACCAGATTGTTCGTATATCCCCCGACCAGTGAATCTCCTTCGCTGAAGTAATTCATGGAGGCATTAACCGAGGCGGACGATTTGCCCGTCCAAGAGGCGGAGCTCTGACCTGTATTTCCGAAGGCGTAGGTGTCGGAAGCCGAACGGGTGTTGGAGGTTTCATCGTGCATGGTCCACGAAGTCCCCGCATCCCACGTCGAGCCGGCATACGCTGTTGAGGAAATAAACCGCTCTGCGAAATTCGCCCCTGCGCTCGTTTGCTCCTGAAAGCCGGTCCACGATTCCGCAGACGTGGAGCGGACGCTTTCCCAAAGGCTCGCGCCCCCGGCAGCCAAGTTGTGCCACGTGAGGGGCATCAGCCGGAATCCACCTCGTAGGTGTAATAAGAGTTGAAGGTGCGTTGCCCTGGGCCGGTCGTCGTCTTCGCCGTCCGAAACGATTCCACGACCGTCGCAGTGATACTGGTGGGACCGATCACCCGGAAGACAATGCCGTCGGCAATAACATGCGTGAGGATCGGCAGTGTGTTCGGGGGAAGGTCGATCTGCACCGGGTAGCCGGCCGGCGCGCTCGCTGCGGTGGTGAACACACAGGAGGTGGGCTGCCCGTTGTTCATCGTGCCAGTCAGGACCACAAAAACGACGCCGGTTTTCGCGATGCCCGGGAGCGCGTTGTAATTCGAAGGGAGCTTGCCGTTGAGCGTGCCAGGACGGAAGACACCGGTAAAGGTAGCGCCGGCATCGGTAAGCGAAAGATCGAGCGGATACGTCGTGGTGGTGCGAACGCGCCCTCCCCCCGTGGCAGGGTTTCGGATCGTGAGAAGCGTGCCTTCAACCGTGACCAGGGGATCAATATCCAGGCTCCGCTGGACACGTAGAGCATCAAGGGCGGCCAGGATCTGGTTGATCACCTTCACGAGGCCCGGAGGGCCGATCGTGAGGAAAAGGATGCCAAAGCTGTTGCGCGTCTTGGCCATGACTTAGACCGCGGGGTAGATGACCGGGTTCCAGCGGCCGGCCTGGTAGCCCTCTGTAATCCGATAGATAAAGCCGAGCTTGCGGTAGCCGATGCGCATAAAGAGCCAGATAAAACCCGTGGCCAGCGTCGGGGCTCCGGTCGGGGCGGTGGACATGGCCTTGCCCACATTCGCCAGGGAAGGCTTTACGGTATCGGAATAGCTGCGGGCATAAGTGCCGCGGGGGACAAAGTAGCGCTCGAGGCCGGTGGCGGAAACGCCGCCGAGCTGAAAGCCTGGCGCGAAATAGAGGAACTTGCCCACGTCGGGGTTATAGTCGACCGCGGTCTGGACCTTGTTCTGGCCGAAACGATCAAAGATCGCGCCATCGCGCGGCGTGCCGGCGAAGTATCCCGTCGCAGGATCCACGGTCACACCAAGGGGAAACGTGCCAGCAATACCGGGACCACCACCCACGGCGGTGAGAAACTCCGGGTGCGAGGTAATCGGCTCCTCGCCGACAACGCTGTCGGCCTCCTCTTCCTGAACGGAAGCCACGTTGAGACTCAGAAAATCCACCTGGAGAAACACCAGCTCTTTGCTGACGCGGTCGTGATGCCTCCAGCGATAGCGAAAGGCTTTCCATGACGAACCGAAGAGCGGATGAGAGTCACCTGTCGGGCCGACGTTGGGAAAGCTCGAGATGAGCCCGGCCGCCGTGACGGCATACAGGACGGAGGCCACTTGCGTTCCATCCAAGCTGTATTCGCCATCCAAATACTTGACTAGCTTCTTGGTCGCGAGGCTAAGTCCTCGGCTGGTGGTGATAGCCATGGTTATTTTACGTCAAGGGTGATGGAGTTACGGGCGGCGATCTTGCCATCAATGGAGCGAAGCAAGCGGGTCTGCTCGCGAAGCTGGGTGACCCCCTCGCCTTCGCGGCCGCCGAAGACGTTCACGTTGCCTCCGCCGCCGAGCTGAGCCAGCGAACTGGCGGCGAGCTGGGGCAGCACGCCCTGGACACGATCTTTCTCAAACGCGACGCGCGCGATCTCGGCCACATCCTGGGCCTGCCTCAATGCGTTCATGGCTGCATCAGCCTCGACGCCGGCACCGCGAATACTCCGGATCTCGCCATGCTCTGCAGCAGCACGCATCGCGGCATTCTCCGCCGCCTGGACACCACTCATTTCGCCACGGCGCACGCGGCGCTGATCCAGGATGGCGTCTCGGTCGTAGCCCACACGCCGCTGAGACTGCTCAAGCTCGCGAGTCGTGTTGATAATTTCATTGCCGAGCTGGGTGAGTTCCGCAGCGAGCTGGTTGCGCTCCTCAGTCAACGAATCGAAGCGATTTTTTTGAAAGGCTACCGAACCAGGCACACCCGAAAGGCCCATCGTCTCGGAGACCTTTGCCATGGCCTGCGCGTAACCGCTGTTGGCAAAATCAGGCATGCCCTCCAGCTCTCTCGTCACGCGCCCGAATTGGGTGGTGCGATCGCGCTGCATCTTCTGGAGAATGGGAATATTCCGCTCCGTGGAGTTGCGGGATATGAAGCCGCGCGCCTGGACATCGGCGAGGTTGCGACTGGCGGCCGCCATCTTCTCCAGGTAGGCGAGCCCTTCCTTGAGCGGGTTGACGAGGATCTCGGCAACCTTGAGACCGGCGAAGGCGCCAAAGAAGGATTTGCCCATCGAGGTAATCGAAAAGCTTTTGTCCAGTTCGGCTCCGACGCGCTTCGCCTGGCCGGAGACTCGCTCGAGTCCGGTCTGAACGGCTTTGCCGTCGAAGAGGGCCTTGATACTGATGAAACCCATGGCTCAGGTGCCGTCCGGTCCGAAGACACTGGCGTTAATCCGGGTCGGAGCGCCCTTGGTGTTGAGCGCCTCAGGTTGAAGCTCGGGAGGCAGCGGCATCTCGCCGCTCTGCAGCTTACGAATGATCTCCATCAGATCGCCCTCTTCCTCATCCAGCAGGGAGACTCCGGACTGGTCTTGTTCGAGGGCGGCGGCGTAAGTCCAGAGCGCCTTCCCGATCGGCATCATCCAGACGCGCTCCTCGGGCAGACCGCACACCCGCATGAGGTAGACGGCGCGAGCAAGCATGATCGGAGCGGTGAGTTCCCTACCCTCGTTCTCAAAAAAGAGATCGGGATTGGACTGGTAGTCGTTTTGGTAGGCGCGGAATGCGGCGGCCTCACGGGCAAAGGTGGTGCCGAACCGGCCGCGGGATAGCCACCAGAGGAAACGACGCGAGGTGACATACCACGCCAGGCGGATATCGGACGGGAAGCGCGGGAGCTTCTCAAACGGGGCACGGCATACGGCGATCGCGCGGAAGAGATCCGCCCAGCCGATCAGCTCGGCACCGACGACAAAGGGGTTCTTCAGCAGCTGAAGGGTGAGCGCGTATTGGAAGCAATACGGTCGCAGACGCTGGCCACAGGAGCGGTGGTCGTCACGATTGAGCCACGCCTCGAGAAAGCGGCGATCAAGATCAGCACGGCGCTCCTCGCCGGCAGGCGGAGACGAAGCCGCCCCGGGAGCGTCCGGGGCGGTATTGGCCGGGGCTCCGGCAGAGGGAACGGAGGGCGTGGGTTGCGCGTCAGACATCGCCAGGGGCGGGAGCGACGGGCGGAGTTGCAGGAGCGGGAGCCTCACAGCGGCCAAGCTTTGACCATTCGGCGACGGCCTCCGGGGTGAGGCGGATGACACTGCCTTTGAGGTAGGTCATTCCGCCCTCCTGAAACGTTTTGAGAATTGTGACGTTTTGCATGGGAAATTACGCGGCGTAGGTGATGCCGGGGATGAAATCGATGACCATGCGCCATGCCTCCACCTGGCGCCGGACGTTGACCTTGTTGAGCGAGAGCAACACTCCGGCCTGGCCGTTGTAGCTGATGACCGTGTCGATCTCGGGAGCCACCGCGGCTGCCAACGGAATAACGGTGATAGTATGCTGCCCCTCGAGACCGAAGCCGGAGATGTGGGTGACGTTCTGGCCGCTCTCGTCATCAACGAGCGTTTTCTGGCCGGAGATACCGGTGTCGCTGTCGCTGACAATACGAGAGGCGATGGTGTAGGTGCCAAACTTGAGGATCGCGGTGCCGCGCGTGGTCGTTGCCATATAGGCAGCGACCGGTGTCAAAACACGGACACGAAAAAGCCCCGAGCGGGGCGGCTCGGGGCTGGGCGACGGCGGCGGTTATCGCCGGTAATCGTTTTTGGATTTCTCCTTGAACTGGTATTTCTGAACCGTGCGCGTGACACCAGCGGTATCGGTGTATTGATAGCGGCCGGCCTCAGTGGCCCAGATGAGAATTTCGGCATTATCAACAAGCGCGGCCTGGTCAGGGTGACCAGTTACCAGGCATTGCATGGAGTTCGTCTTGGCCTGAACCAACAAGCCTTCCGGCAGCACCTGGGCAACGGTCCCCCACAGCTCGATCGGCTTGATTGGGGGCGCTTCAGGAGCGGCAGCAAACAGGGCCAACGGCAGCAGCAGAAAGGCGAGGAACTTTTTCATGCCGATCTGCTAGCAAAGCATCACTCGTCACGCAAGGCTGCGACGACGCTGTAGGTGAACTGGTCGAACCAGTTGCGCTCCGTCTGCTCGCCAATCTCTTCTTCCACGAAGAGATCATAAACGGCGATGCCCGGGACGGGGACGGGGTTGCCGCGCTTCACCGTGCCGGTCCCCTGCCCTGTCGCCGTTGCGGTGAAGATCGTCCCGACCGTGTTGGCGGCCGCGCCGATCGCAGTGAAGTCGGTGGTCCCGATGGTGACGATCTCGTAGATCATGCCGGCAGCGATATCGGGAGCGGAAACAAAATCGGTAAGTGAAAGCGTGCAGAAGTGAACGAAGGCTTTTTTATAGCCGTAGCCGAAACTTTCGGCAATCCAACCGGAGCGCTGGGTGTGCGCAACCTGGGGCGTGCTACCCGTCACGACTTCGTCGGCCGAGGTGCCGAGGTAAATACCCAGCTCCACCCGATACAGGGCGTCCACCGCTTCATCCTCGGGAGCGCGGGCCGCGTCGAAAACGACACGGGGGTATTTACGGTTGGTCTGTTCTTTGCGGCGCTTGAATTCGACGGGATCCCAAACGAGGTCGACAGGCTTTCGAAAGGTGAGCCACGCCAGGGCGCAGGCTTCGGATTTATCGCGGATTGCCAGTGAAGTGGTTGTTTCAGACATGGGAAGGTGGAAAAGTAGTGGGTAGTTAATAGGTGATCAGCGATCCGCACGGCGCCGACCGAGTTCGTAGGCCCAAAGCGCGCTACAAAAACAAAAGGCCAGGAAGATGAAAAAAAGGGCCATACAATTACTGGCGGGTTTCGAAGCCTGACTGTCCGGCGGCCTTCAGGATCATGGCTTCCATCTCGCGCTCGAGGGAGGCGGCCGCGTAGCGCTCGGCGTAGGCGATGCGACGGATCATCTCCGCACGGACGTCTTCAGGGACGTCGGTCGCTGCCATCTCGAAATGGTATTTGAGCAGACCGAACACGATGCGATGGCGGCCGTCGGCTGAACCGTGGCGCGCCACCCAGCCAGGCGAACGGATGCCAAGGGCCTCGACGCCGGAATTCCATTGGCCGGCAAGGCGTCCGACTTTGCGACGGAGATCCCTATAGACTTTTTCCAGATCGGCGACATTGGCCGAGTAGCGGTTGCCCTCGGACAAATCGGAACGGAGGGGCTTGCCGGGTTTCTTGTTGGCAAGAAAGAGGCGGCGGTGAATGCCGGCGAGATCCCGCGCGCCGCCCTCGAGCACGGGTTCAAAGATATAGCCGAGGTCGCGGGCCAGGGCGTTCTCGCCGCGGGCTTTGTCGGCCGTCGTGATGGCGCCGCCCGGGCCACGGCCGGAAGCGCTATTGGCCGGCGGGGTGATACCGACCACGCGACGGGCCAGACCGCGCAGGCCGCGGAGCCAGGCGTATTCCAGCGTGGTGTTGGCCACGCCTGAGAATCGCGCGGCGCTGCGCACCAAGGCGCTTGTGTCGATTTCTAGCGCGAGGCCGGACATGGCTCAGGCTTCCAACGCGGACAGGCCGATGACCCATTCGGGCGCGCGGGGGTTGTCGCGGATTTCGGTGATGCGGTAACTGACGCCGGTCTCGGTGAGGGTGAGCGGCTTGCCATCGACAGGGATGAAGCCGGGATAGGCGCAACGGGCGACACGCACCGTGCAGTTCACATCCGCATGCCAACCGCCGCGCTCCTGGTCACGCGTCGTCGTGATGGCGGAGAAAGAGCCGCAGTAGGACTTGCCGTCATACGTGAAGGGACTGCCGGAGATTTCCTGACGGAAGGCGGCGCCTTGGGTTGCGAGTGCGTTGGCTTGTGAGCGGAGCGACATGGGAGGAATGCGAGGGGGAACGGTGCTGTGGTCACGTGACCACAGAAACAAAACAGGCCGCCCGGTGAGGGGCGGCCCGGGGATCACTTCGGCTTGGCCGCTTTCGGCGGCTTGGCGTCGGCCGCCGGCGCTGCAGCGGGCGGCGCGGCCGGTGCCGGCGCATCGGACGTGAGGGCCAGCGGGGCGGGCTCAGGCGTAAGGACCGGCGCCGGCGTGACGACAACGGGCGGGACGGCGATCTGGGATTCAGCGGCGGCGAGCGCGTCGGTGAGTTCCTGGCGGCCTTTTTCGGAAAGCGCCAAGGCGTCAGTCAGCTCTTTGATACGCGCCTCGAGGGCGGCGACCTGCTCGGTGTAATGCTTCGCCGCGGCGTTGCCGCCGTTAGTGTAGGCGGTCTGCAGATCAGATTCGGCCTGCGTGGTGATCTCTTTTTCCTCGGAGGATTGGAGAGCACGGAGCGTGTCGATATCGACGACGCCAGGCGTCGGGTTTTCGCGGCGATGACCGATGGGGTCGCGGAGGACCAGGAAGCGCGGGTGCGGGCTCGCCTTGCGGGTTTTCTCCGCAACGACGCCGTCGAGGCCCATGTAGAGAAGATCCGGCGTGGATTCGCGGTAAGGACCGGAGAAACCGAGGACAATATGAAGTGACATGGTGAAAAGTGAGTAGGTGAAAACGAGAAAGGCCCGCGCCGGTAAAGGCGCGGGCCGGAGGGCCTTAGAGCAGGCCGGAAATCACCGCGACCGCACTAGCCGGACCTTCGTAGGAACCGCCGGCGGGCTTGGTGAGGATCACCGTGGGCACCGAGGTGTAACCGGTGCCGGCGTTGGTGATGGTGATGCCGGTGACCGCGCCGACCGCATCGATCGCGGCCGTGGCGGCGAGGCTCGCGCCGGCGCCACCGCTGAAGGATACCGTGGGGGCCGCATAGGCGCCCGTGCTGTCGCGGTAGCCGTAGCCCGGGTTGGTGACCTTGATCGCGCTGGCGACACCCGCGGTGCCGGCGACCACGCCGGAAACGAGGCGCACCAGGTTGTTCGGGTTGCCGACCGCAAGGCCGTCCATCCAGGCAAGGCGGGTGTGGCAGCTGAGGTTGGTTTCGATCCACTGCTGGACCATCACCGAGAAGCCGGAGTTCGGATCGGTGACGATGCCATAGACGAAATTGACGCGGGAGGCGGCGCCGGCAAACACCTCGTCAGGGGTGCGGGGAGCGCGGGCGATATACATCAGCGCGTCCGGCGTGCCGGCGAAGCCGAGCAAGTTGCCATCGGGATTCGGCATGCCGACATATTTGCCGTAGCGCAGGCCCGACGTGATCTCCGGCAGCTTGCCGGTCGCGATGGCATTCGCGTTCATCGGATTGTTGATGCCGGCGACGATCAGGGGATCGTCGAGGAGCGACTGGTTGACCGTGCCGCGGGCGAGGAAGTAGCGCTTGCCGTTGTCGGGCACGCCGCGTTCGTCGAGAGCGCCCATGAGGGGCAGGAGCGTGTTGGCATAGCCCCAGTCGCTGGCGACGGTAACCGTGGGGAGCTGACCGTTGACCGTGGTGCCGAAGTTGGCACGGGACACGAGGCTGGCGAGGTTGTCCACGATGGCCTTGGCGAGCGAGACGGCCATGGGATAGGCGGCCTCGTCGATCAGGGCGCGGTTGGTGGCGTTGATCTCGCCCACCGTGAACTTGTGATAGATCTGGCGGAAGTTCGACAGGATGCCCGGGACGTCCGTCGTCGAGTAGCTGGTGGCGGCCGTGTCGAAGTTGCTCACCGTAGAGAGCGCCTGGATACGCGACACGACAGGTTGGCCGAGAAGCGCGCCGGCGGCCATGGGATCGACGTCTTTGAAGCCGAGGCCGAACTGTTTCAGCTCAGGGAAGAGCGTGAACGTCAGCTCGAGCGCGCGCTGGAGGACCAGCGTGCCGGCGAGTGTGCCGGGGCTGTTGACGGCGCAAAGCACAAGCGGCGACAGAAGGCCAAGCTGCGCGCCGGCCTGATAGACGCGCAGACCGAAGTCGGCGGCAGACATGGCGGAGGCGCAACCGAGGAAAACGCCGAGGAAAAACACGGCGGACATGATCAGGCGGAGAGAGCGAATAATTTTCATTTTTTTGTAGCGGAGAGCGGCGGGTTAAAACTTTGCGTGGGTGTCAAATCACCCGAGCAGCTGGGCGGAGTGTTTGGCGTAGAAGGCTGCGCGTTTGTTCGGATCGGTGATGGCGTTGAACTGGCGGTGCAGATCTTCCTTGGAGTCGGCCTTGTCGCTGCCCGTGGAGGGCGGCAGTTCAGCGGCGGGGAAGCCGAGTGTGCCGAGCTGCTCGGTCACGAGGCCGTTGACGGCGGTGCCGATCAGGCCGGTGACGGCTTCGGCGTCCTTGCCGGCGAAGGCTTTGGCGTCGAGTCCCAGGTAACCGGTGATAAGCGACAGCTGTTCGTTGGCGGTCTTGAGGCCGGACTGGGCGGTGGCCAGATCGGTGCGGGCCTGGTCACGTTCACCGGTGACGGTGGCGAGATTCTTGTTGGCCTCGGCGAGACTGACGGCGGTGCCGGTGCCGGCCTTGGCGGAGGCGAACGCGGCGCCGATCACGGCGGCCAAGGTCGTCTTGGTCTTGGCCTTCGACTTGTCCTTGTCGTCGTCCTTCTTGTCGTCGTCGTTTTTCTTTTCGCCGTCGTCGTCTTTGCCGTCTCCGTCCTTCTTCTTTTTGTCGTCGCCTTCGCCGGTGTCGTCTTCGTCGGTCGCGGCGTTGGGATGCTGGGAGGCCAGCTTCGAGAGTTCGTTGAGTTCGGTCTGCTCGGCGGCAGTGAGCTCACCCTTGGACTGCTTTTGGATGAGAGCGTAGAAACGGAGACGTTTTGATTTTTTCATGGGCGAATGCGTTTCGCGCCATGTCAAACGGTGGACATGAAAAAGCCCGCAGCGGTGAAGCTGCGGGCTGTGAAATAATGACTAAGGTTTTTGCCGATCGATCAGGCGGCCGCGGGCGTGAAGTCCACATAGAACTTCTGTCCAGGGACGTGTTTGCCAACCAGTGCGGGATTCTGAATGTTGATGGTCAAATCCGCCGACGGTGAAAACTTCGCGTAGGTGTTGTCCTCGTCGGCGCCGGATTCGGGATAGCCTTCGTTTTTTGCGACGGCGTGGAATTTCACGATCTCGCCGTCACCGCATGGGGTGACGGACGCAACTTGCAGTTTTGCTCTCATGTTTTTTATGGGTTCGTTTTCCGCGTGATTGCGAAAGTGTTTGGGCTTCGAAAACGTGACGCTGATCCAGTCGCCCCGTTTTTCGAATGCGGCGATCTCGCCGGACATGACACGCTCGGTCGCGTGCTTGATCATGATTTCCTTGGCGATGTGATCGACCAGCTCGCCGGCCCGCGCCAATTCGTATTGTTCGCGGATCGATGCTTCGACTTCGGCGCGAGTGCTCACGTCTCGACAGACTTGGCCGCGATGATTTCGCGGAGGACTTCGGGCAGGCCGGTGACAATACGATCGACCAGGAGCAACTCGGCGGCCTGCTCGCCGTCGAACCATTGGCCTTGCATGGTGGAATCGGCGACGGCACCGCGGCGGCCTTTCACGAAGCCGGTGAAGCTGGCATTCGTCCGGCCGGTGCTGTCGTCGAGGAACGTGCGTTCTTCGTCGGTGAGCGGCTTGCCCATCAGGCCGAGGCCTTTATAGATGCCCTGGCGGAAGAGTTCCAACTTGATGCCCCACTCTTCCAGCATCGCCGTGTAATCATACAGGGCGATGTAGGTGCCGATGCTGCCGACGCACGCGCTCTTCGTGGCGAAGATGCTCGAGCAGCCGGCGGCGATCCAGTAGCCGGCGCTCGCAAAGGTGTCGGACGAAAAGGCGAACACGGGGCGGCGGCTCTGCATCTCCACCAGCTGGTCACCGAGTTCGGGGATGCCGATGGCCATGCCTCCGGGAGTCTTGAGCAGGAGGATGACGGTGTGGACATCGGTGCGCAGATCGATCTCGGCAAGCTCGCGCGAGATGCGATCGGTCGACGCCAGGCGCCAATACCAGCACGTGATATCGTCGTAACCTTTCACCAGCGGGCCGGAGATCTGCATGAAGGCAATCCCCTCCTGGACGGTGTAGAGCGGGATTTCCCAGGGCCATTGCTGCTCGGCGCCGGCCTGCGCCGAGGCGGCGGCGGCCACCATCGACTGCAGCGTGGCAGGGTTGGCCTCGGCGGTTTTCATGCGGCCGTGGAAATCGCGGATGATCGCCAAGTGGGCATCGCCTTTCATCGCGACCGGCGAACACACGAAGTCGGAGAACAGTTGCGCGGGCGAGGCGATGGAGGGAAGTGCGTGGAGGGACATAAAGATCAACCGGCGTTGGCGGACATGCGGCGCATGAAGGCGGCCGCGGCTTCGGGGTTCTTGGCGAGACGGCCGAGGAAGGCGGAGGCTTCGTCGGGATTGGTGGGCAGACCGTCGTCACCGGTGTTTTCGGAATCGCTCCCCTGCCCTTTCTCTTCGGGATTCTGCGGGGCATTGTTGCGGGTCTTGAGCGCGAGGTAATCGGCCAGCGACACTTCGCGGTCCTTGAGGCCTTTGAGGATGAAGGCGGATTCGTCGAGGTCTTGGGTAACCTCGGGTTTCCAGTCGAGACCCTGCCAGCCGTAGAGACGTTTGTAGGTGAGCGCGCCGGCCTTGAGCTGCTCGAGGTGCATCTTGCCGTCGCGGCCGAAATCGACGGTGAGACGGGGCGGCGGGATCCAGACGTGTTTCCACCACTGCGGATCTTTGCAGGGGCGCAGGCGCTTGGTGGCGAGTCCGCACGCGATGGCGTGAATGTAGGAGCGGCCGCAATACGTGTTCACCAGCTCCTGTTGCTGCGCTTCGATCCAGCCCTGGGCGTCGGCAAGGACGAAGCGGGTGTTGGCGCCACCGAGGGCGGCGATGTTCCACAGGATATCGGGGGCCAGGTCGCAGCCCCAGGCGATGTCGCGGATCATGTAATCCAGGAGCTGGATATTGTTCGGGTGCGGACGGGAGTCGGAGAGGAACTTGATGCGCTTGCCCGGTCCGAGTTCGGGGATCACGCCGCCGCCGTGGACTTGCTCGAGGGTGATTTTCTTGCCACCGCCGACGTCAACCTGACGGGTCTGGCCGCCGGCACGGCCGGCACCGGTCGGCGAACCGCCACCGGGAAGCGGTTCGTCTTCGATGACGTAGCCGAACTGGTTGGCCAGCTTCACGCCGGCTTTGATGAAGCCGAGGATCTCCGTGCCATCGAGCAGATGCGGGATGGCGTGGTGTAGCATCGAGAGGCCGCGCACGGCGCCGCCGCGGTCGTAATCGCAATTGAGGATGAAGGCGGACGCGGGGATATCGACGGGCTCGCCATCGAAGCCGAGGATGCGGTAGGCGATCGCGCGGTTGTGACGGTCCGGCAAAACGCCGTCGCGCCAGTCGGTGTTGTCGGTGCCGGCGAGCGTGCCGTTGCCGATCTGGTGGCCTTCGTAGTAGGCCTGCATGGCCTGGCCGGTGGGGCTGGTGGTGAGCGCGTTGCCGGCATCACCGTCGCGGAAACGCCAGCGGGTGTTCGCCAGCTGGCCCTTGTCGAAGGTGTAGCGGCCGCCGACATCCCAGGACACGGGGGAATTTGCGCGGGAGTAAAAATAGGACTCGGCGAGTTCGTTCCACGCGGTGTCCGTCGTGGAGGCGTGAACGGTGAGGCCGGTGCCGACCACCATGCGCGAGCAACCGTTGACGATGCGTTTCGGGAGGCCGTGGTTGGCGTAAAGGAAACGGACTTTGCGCAGGATCTCCGTGCGCGTGTAGCTGGTGACGTCGAAGCGGGTATCCAGCTCGGGGAAATAAACCATGCCCCGGAGGCGCGAGAAATCGGCGCCCTGGTAGCCGTTGCTCATGAAGCCACCGCCTCCGCCGCCGATGCCGGAGCCGTAGCCGAAATATGATTCGGCGGACAAGGGAGCGGCGCCGGCGGAGGTCGGGGCCTCCGTGCGTGACTGGGACATGCGACGGTTGCGGCGGCTCATACTTGGACCCAGTTGCTGCCGAAGTCGGCGTAACGGAAACAGGAGGGACCGGTCGGCAAGGTCGGATCCATCTCACGCATGACATCCTGAATCGCGCTGAGCAGGGCGATGCGGGGGAACACGAGTTCGCCACCGTGCGAGCCGCCTTCAAAGGACTGGTTGGTGAGGACCACCTGATCGAGCGCGGAGGCGGCAACTTCCTGCCACTTCGCGCGCAGACCGGTGGGGTTGTTCGCGTAGAAGATGCGCAGGAAGTCCCGCGCGATATCCATGCTGACGGTTGTGTCGATGCCCATGCGGGGGGGCGCATGTCAAAAGGCGGACAACAAAAGGCCGGCCCCCAAGCGTAAGGGCCGGCCTTCGTTCCAGCATTCCAGGCTTCATCTAACAACCGTGTGAGAACTCCTAACGCTGTGTGCGGAGTGTCAAACGCGGGCGCGTCACGCCTCGGATCCGGCAAGCGCCTCGGCGGATTCATCATCGCCCGGGCGAGTTATGCGGCCGTCTTCATCCATCTCGGGGCCGGCGGGTTCGTCGGGCGGATCCTCCGGGACGGGCGTAGGCGCGCCGCCGCCGTATTGAGATTTGATGACATGCCACAGGACCAGACAGCCCTTGGTGCCGTCGCCGTAGTCGTTGGGGCCTTTCGGCTCCAACCAGCGCATGACTTTCTTTCCCTTAAACTTTATCTCACTGCGCTTTTCCTGACTGAGTTCATCGATGAAATCCTGTTCGGGATAGGCCGGCAGATGAAGGCGCGGTGTGGCGGATGTGCCGGCAACGATCTTGTCGAACTCGCCGATGCGGCCGACGTAAAGCTCCCGCTTCATATCCTCGTCGGAGAAATGATAGACCGTGATCGGGACGCCATCGACGAAGAAGCGGTTCAGCTTTTCATCGACCATGTCGCGGACGTTGGCGCGCGCCACGCCCTTCGTCGGATAGAAGCGCGGGAATCCCTTGGCGTCCGTCGTGGAGAGACAGAAGGCGCGGACGCCCTGGGTGTCTTCACCGCGGCCCTCATCCACGCCGCCGATCGCGATGTCATCATACCACTCACCCGGGAAGCGTTTGCGGAGAACGTCGGCGAGGCGCTGGTTGGTGGTGATCGCCTCGGCGCCGGCCAGCGTCATTTCCCGTTCGTCGGGGAACTTCATGCCGATGAACACGGGGCGCTCGGCGATGATGTTCAGTTCCTCGTAAGTGGCGCAGGAGCCGTAATCGATCACGAAGCATTCGCCGCCGGCGGTGAAACCGGCCTTCACCCATTTCTTTTCCTTCAGCTGGACGTCAGCCATCAGGACGATCGCGGGCAGGCCGGAGATGGGATTGACCGCGGGCGCGATCGGCATGCAGCCGTGATCATAACCGCCGGCGAGGCGGGCCACGTCTTCCTTCTTCGTCTCCATGGCGGTCTCACGGCGCGGGAGACCGAGGATGGAGTTGAAGAAATTGAGGATCTTCGAAGGCGATTTGAGCGAGCCGATCCACTTCACCGCGAGATTGCCCCACGAATTTTTCGGGCGCTGGGAATAGAGATCGTTGATCCAGATCGAGACGCGGCCGGGGAACGGCTTGTGTTCGTCCTGGCCGGTATTCATCACGCGCCAGCAACTGCGACGGAGCGCGGCGGCCTTGTGTTCTTCGCGGATCGGCTGGGCACATTCCTTGTTGGCGCACTCGAGGTAAGTTTCGTTGCGGAGACGCTTGTAGTCCCAGTTGCCTTTTTCATCTTTGCAGTGGTTGAACCGCATCTGCTCCCAATGGATCGGCTGGAAGTGATCGCAGTGCGGGCACGGGAGGTGGAGTTCTTCACGGGTTCCGGAGAGGAAGTTCTGATTCGTCTCGCCGTCCCACTCGACCGGAGTGCCACCAGCCACCAGCTTGCCGTCCTGGACTTCCTTCAAGCGCTCGCGCGCGAGGTCAATGGTGTTGGCCTCGCCGCCGGGCGCGGGCTTGTGCTTGTCGAGTTCGTCAAGGATCGCGAAGCCGATCGACTTGTTGCCGAACTGACCCGCGCTGCCCGAGCCGATCATGTAGATGATCATGCCGCGCAGGCGGACCATCAGGCTCGTCACGTCTTCGTCGGCGCCGGTGAACGCCTCCGCCGTGGCGAGACAGTTTTTAAGCATCGGCTGCAGGCGGTTCGTGCAGATGCGGCGGGCCTCGATAATCGAGTCCATCGCATAGAGCACGTGCGTCTGGCGTGTCGCGGCGAGGTAGGCGATGATGATGATGTAGGCCAGGGTGAAGCCGAGCTGCGCGCTTTTGCGGATGATGAATTCCGTTTCGTCCGGCGTCGTGACGAACTCCATCAGGCGGCGCACGTAGATGGTCAGCGACGTGTCGTATTTGCCGTGGTTGTCGCGGGATTCCTCGGGAGTCAGAAAGATGTTTTCTTCTGCCCACTCCCAACAGTTCAGCTCGCAGCCTGGCGCATAAACCCCAGAGAGAGCCCCGGCCAGTTCGTGCCGGATCTGAGCATAGGACGTCATGCCGCGGCTGCCGTCTCCGCAGGATTTTCAACGGCCGGAGAGGTGAACGCCGTCGCACGCAGGCGGGAAAACAGGCCGTCCACTTCTTTCCCCCACAATCGATCCGACTCTGCATCCGTAAGGCCGACCAGCTTCGGGCGCACGCGACGGATCAAACCGCGCAGGCCGTCGCGGATCGCCAGGTGAATCTCGGTGTTGGCCTTGATAACGTCGGACTTCAGCCACAGCTCGCCCGAGGCGCGCAGCACCTGCTCGGAATCCTTTTCGAAGGCGCGCAACTCCTTGACGATGTTCGACCACGCACGGCGGGCCTGCTCGGCTTCGGACTGTTTATCGGGATCCTGGGCGAGTTCGACATATCGGGCACCGGCAACCTGCTCGGCGTTGCGCAGACGCTGCAGGGTGGCGACGTAGCCCAATTGGTCGGCATGCGCCGGCACCGCCGGCGGCCGCGGCGTGCTCGAGGTGGAAGACTTTGCGGCCGCCGCGAAAAGTGGTCCAGTGGTCGGATCGATGGGAGCGGCGGCCGGTGTGGTCACGTGACCACAAGCCCCCCCGCCCCCCGTTGACTTTGTAGATTCGGAAGCCGAAGCCTTCACCTTTGCAGCGAGAGCAACAAGGTGATCCGGCACCCGGTTCTTCATGCGCCGCGCATACCAGTTGGCCATCAGCTCCGGATTATCTAGCGGAGGGAGGTCCGCCGGTTGCACTTCGCGTCCCGCCCCAACCCAGTTTTTCAGCGTCCGCAGAGAGCAACGAAAAATCGGCAGGTAGTGCTCATACGGGAAATCGTATCGCGCCGGTCCATGCCGAGGCGCCGCCGCCTCCTGCTCACTTTGCGCAGACGCGGACGGCGGCGACTCCAAAACAATTTCGCCAGCATCGGCCATCCCACTGCCGCCGTGTCAAAAGTGCAGGGAGTGCAGCAAAAGATTTAGACCGCGTGCATAAAAACACGGTTGGGGACGACCCCAACGCCTCTTTGATCCCATAAGGGAAGGAGACTCCTTAAGGGAGGGGGTGCGAGGGTAAGCACGGGGCAAACCCTGTGCAGAAAATCGGCGTTCCGCTGTCTGAAAGTGTAAATACCCCTGTTTACCTATGCACCTATGCTAATTAATCAAAAGACTCTGATGGCCAACAAAAAGCCGATGCACGGGTAATTACAGGGGTTGCATAGGTCACGCGCTTTTAAAAGGAAAAGGGGGAAAGGGGAAGGGGCCGAGGCCGGAGATGCCGGCGGAAGCGGCCGTTCCGCCGGCATCAAGGCAGGGAAGGTGCAACAGCGGCCGACCCATGCACGGGTTAACGTCAAGGGTCGGGGGCGGACCCGTGCAGTTATTCGCGGCCGCTGATCGGGATTGGATTGGCCATGGGGGCAGCCGCGCAGGGCCTGCCCTCCCCTCACCTGGCTAATGGTCACATGACCGCAGTGCGGTCGACGTCTGCCTACGCTGCGGCCGCTGCCGGCACGCCGAGCAACTCGACCCAGTAACGCTTGGCCCTGCCCTCGCCTCGTTTGATGAACCGCACGCGCCGGCCGTCCTCGATCACGAAGATGCGGCCGATCTTGCCCGACATCTCATCCGTGAACATGCGCCCCATCTTCGAAGCGCACTTCATGGACACCTCGAAACTCATTCGATCCCCGCTCCCGTCCGTCGGCTTCAGCTTACCCTCGAGCAGCCAGGACATCAGTTCGCTCTCATGGCAGCAGTCGACCAGCTCCTGGAAGGTGTATTCGATCGACGGCTTTTCGGCCGTCAGCGTCTGCGCCAGGATCTCCACCAGCTTCCGTTGATGCGGAGTCTTTTGGTCGGCCAACTGATCCTCCGCCGGCTTTACCAGCGGATTGCCGTAGCCGGCCGCCTGGACAGCGCCGCCGAAGATATCCGACCATTCCTTGAACGTCGCGACTCGATACGGCTTCTCACGCGTGCCCGCCGGCGGCCGCCCGATCGCATACCAGTTTCTCACCAGCGCCCACAACGCGCTCAGGAACTCCCCGCGCACTTCCGGCCGCACCATCACCACCGGGTTCAGATCCCTCCGGTGCTGTTTCTCCTGCAGGTCAAAATTCTCCACGTGCAAATCGCACTGCAACAAACGCCGCTGCAAGTCCGGGCTCACCGAAAGATTGTTGCCCGTGATGATCAGCATCGTGCTCTTCGACGCCTCAAATGACAGCTGCGTGCCCATCACGCGGCCGCCCCACACCGGCGACGTCATGAAACCCTCGAGCAACGCGCTCTCCAGGTGATTCTTCAAATTGTCGAAGAAGAGATAGGACGCCCCCTGCATCGCGGCCGTGTCCAGGACCTTCCTCAATTCCTCTTCGCCGGCGCGCGGCGTGTTCTTCGGCAAGCCGAACGGCGCCGCGATCGCCATCTGCGCCACCAGCGACTTGCCGCCACCCTGCGTGTTAGCGCGGACCATGCAACCCATGCGCGCGTCCTCGATTGGCTGCAGACCGATGCCAAACAACGCCAGCGCCATCGTGATTGCCACCGCCTTCGACCGGCTCAGGCCCGTCGCCGAGTCCAAATCCGCCCAGGGAAATTCCGAATAGTAGTCGTCCAAGATCCCCTTCGCCGTCACCAGGTCCATCTTTTCATCGATCGGGATCCGGCTCGTCATCGTGAACACCTGGGACTCGTCGTCGTAACCCTCCGGCAACAGCTCCGGCCGCCCATCCTTGCGAAACACCGGCAACCGCACCGAGTTCACACGCGCGATCTTCCGCACCTGGTAGTAGAACGCATCCGACGCCAGGCACCCGCGCGCGGTGGTCAGCGGCATCGTCCGCCCGATCTTCTCGTCACGCGCCGCCTTCCCCTTCCCCACCGTGACCCAGTCATAGAGCAACGTATAATCTTCCACCCACGACAGGAACCGCTCCGCCGTCATCGGTTTCAGCATCCCGTTTTCGTGGTCGACGGTTACGATGATATTTTCCCGCCGGAAGAGAGGCGTAGACTTGAGACAAGCGCCCATGTCGCGTGCGAAGTCGACCAGCTTACGCTCATTGCGGCCGGGCAACTCCACCTCGAGCCGCTTGTCCTCATCCCTGCCCCGTTCGGCATCGGTGAGCACGGAAACCCCCGTTGACGCCGCGGCCTCGTCAGCCGCCGCGCCCATGTGTTTTCGCGCCATCGCATTCAGTGCATCGCTTTGTTCGCTCACCAGCCGGTCCTTTCTTCCTCTGTCAAACGTAGCTCCATTTCATCACTCGCCGTGCGGATTGCCTCGCTCCCCTTCGTGTAGAAGTGCAAGCCCCGTCGCACCAGGGCAACGGACTCGTCACCGCCTGCGAGACTGCACGTGCGCGCCAGGTCTTTCCATGTCGCCTCGACGTTCCGCACCGCCGCGAGTTCGCAGATCGGCCGCATCGGTGCGTTCGGCCGCAGATAGAGGAGTTTCTGTTCACCTGGAGGCTTGAATTGCATGTATTTTTTCTGGCCCGTCTTGTTCCCGTCCCCGTCCCGCTCTTCCACCAGTTTGCCACGACGCAGACAGCCCGGCAGCCGGGACAACCGCACCGCCGACCACGTCCCCCGATCGGCGCCGCACATCAGGCCCGCCATCAGGAACGGCATCATGCGCCGTTTCTCCTCATCCCAGGACTCCTTGGTCGGACAATCCACACGCACCAGGGCGTGCACGGATCTCGAGCCCGAAGTATAGAGCGCCTCGATCCGCGCCGGGATCTGCACGATGAAACCCAGCCAGTCACGCAACGGCGCCGAATCGCTTTCGATCACGAAGTAGCGGAAATCCGTCACGCACCGCCACGTCCTCCGCGACACCGGCACCCCGCCATCCGCCCGGGCCTTCCCCTCCGGGTTCGGCCTATACTCACCGCACACCGGCTGCGGGAGAAACCAGATGCCATAGCTGCCATCCGTCACCGGCTGCTCATCCGGCCACATCTGATCGCCCTGGCTGTATTCATTTTCAAAGCACAGGATTTTTTCCCCGTTCGGATACATCAGGCGCAGGAAGTCGGCCGCCGTCACCGTCGCCGGATCCACCGCCGACCGGTTCGCCAACCACGGACCGGTGACGATGTCACGCCACGGCGCCGCGATCGCCTTCAGCTTGTCGATTTCGAATTCCACCTTCTTCCGCACCTCCGCCTCGGTCGGGATCCCGAAATCCTTTCTCTCCTGGGCGCTCGGCTTCCAATCATTCTCACGGCGCAGATATCCCTTTTCCGATCGCGACGGCTGCGCGTCGACGGATCGCAGCTTGTGCGTGATCTCCGCCTGCGTCCAAGGCAGGTCGCTGCGCGACAGGAATTCTTCGAAGAACGGCCGCGCCTCATGCGGCGTGAAGCCGAAACCATGCAGCAACACCCGCGCGGCGTTGAAGACGACCGTGTGCGAGTCCTGCGGATCGGCCGGATCCCGGCGAGGCGCTTCCATCGCCAGGAGATAACGGCGCACCCGTTCCTCGAGGCTGATTTTTTGGGGGTAAGCAGGCATCAGGAGGTAACGAAGCGAAACGGGGACGCGGGATACATTTTATCGGCCCAGCCGACCAAATCGTCCTGCGGTGGTTTATCCGCCCGATAGCTCCAATGCCCCAGCTCTCCGATGCATTCGCACAAATGCGCCACCTTCTCTTCACACTCCGTTTCCTTGGCCTTCATCACCACCAGGCTCTCCGCGATATCCTGCTCGATCACGTTTTCGACATCACCCATGCGACGAAAACGCCCCTGCAGCGTGTCCAGCTCCTGAACGATTTTTTGAACCTTCGCCAGCTCCCGCCGGACGTTGTTCAGCTCGGCCTCAAGCTCCGCACGCATCGCGTCAACCATATCGGCCTGACGGTAATTCGTGACCGTGCCGAGTGCGTTTCGGAACGCCGCCAGCAAGGCAATCTCCACCTTGCTCTTCGGCCTCTCGGCGCGCTGGTCCTTCGTATAGCCGTGCTTATCAAAGTAGGCACGCTGCTCAGCATCCGAAAGGATATCATGCGCCCAGGTCGCGCGGCGAAACTGCTGCGCATAGGCATTCTGTTCTTCCGGGCTTTTGCGGTGATGGACGTCCGGATGATTCAACCGAGCCTGCTTACGATAAGCCGCCTTGATCTGCGCGGCCGTCGCATCCGGCTTAATGCCGAGGACGTGATAGGGATTTTCTTCGTTCATGGAATGATGGGGCGTTACGCTGCTTTCTGGACTGGGTTTTTGATCGAGTGACACGCCGGCGGACGACCGGGCTTCCCGGGCTGCCATGGCTGGCAGCCCGTCCGCTTACGAACGGCGGCCGTCACCTTGGCCTGGCATGGGTCGCATCGGTCCCAACAATTCCCGCGCGGCTTACCACACAGGATGCACCGACCCGACGCCTTCATGCGCAGTTGCCACGCCCTCTGCCTCGAGACGGGTTTCGGAGTCGGTTCGCTCATTTCGCCTCCTTTTCCAGCAGCCCGTGTTCGGTTTCCCACTCGATTTGCTTCGCAAGCTCAAGGGCACGCTCGAGAGGTTTGCCACAGAGATCGATGTGCTGACCGCGCTCGCCGATCCGCTCCACCCGGATCACACGCACGCCAAATTGACGAGCTGTTGCCTCGAGCCGCTTCCGGTCTTGGTCAAACAGATGCGCGATCTGTTTACGCCCCTTGAAACACGCCGGCGTGCGCGCCTGGCCGTAGGCAAAGGCCCCCGACATCAGATGTAGCGCCTGTTCGCCGGCGGCCGCGTATTCGTATGCCGCAAGGAGTTCGTTTTGCCTGAACGTCTTCATGCCTTTTCCTCCGTGAAATGGATTCGGATGAATTCGCCGGCCCAGCCGGGAATCGGGCACGGCCCCATGTCGATTTTAGCCACAGCGAAGCGCTGAGTGGTTGGCGTCATGCCGCGCGAGAACGTGACGGTTTTGATCTGATGGCGTTTCTGCCAAATCTGATGGATCCACTTCGACGGCCGCTCCCGCAGTGTCCCTTTATCGACGATCGTCTTCGACCGATACTCGACCCGCTTTCGGCCGGCCGCCGTCTCGTCATACCAGTGATTTGTCAGAACGAGATGAAGGTTCACGACTTCCCCTCCGCGAAGAGTGCCCACAGTTCGAACTTCGCCTCACCCAGCACCTGCGCTTCAGTGATGTCGATGGCTTTCCCCTTCCGCTCCAGCCAGCCCGTCACCGCCTCACAGACGTCCGGGAATCGCATCGATCCCGGCAAAACGATTAACGGCAGATCCGTAAGACGCCCGCGCACGTCACGCTCCGACAGGACACGTCGGACCTGGGATAAATCAATTTTACAGCTGCGGCAAAACAACCGCAGCTGGGCATCATTGCGCGCCGCGACCAATAACCGCCGACCGTGCAATTGTTCGCTCATCCAGTGCTTTTGCTCGACAGCATACGCCATCGACCGAAGCGCATCTTCGCCCTGCGTTGCGATAATCTGACGAGTGAGCGCCTGCAGTTCCAATGCGTCTTTTTTTGTCCACACCATAGTCACTCTCCTCCTTTCTCGATCACCTCGTCATCCGGCCGGTCGGGATATTCGGTCCCACGCGTGCCGTTCGCCGGGTTGATCGGCTTGCCAGGCGTGTAGAGCTTCATGGTCTCCAGCATGTGGGCCACGAGCTTCGTCTCCGTCTGCCCCTTGACGACGATCACCGCGAATTGCGCATCTTCCTTCCCGTTCGTCCCGAAAAACAAAATGGAGACCGGATCGGTGTCGGCATTCGCGTCCTTCAGCAGTTGGCTGAGTTTGGGGATATTCCAGTCGCTGAGGTTGATCGGGTTCACGACTTCACCTCCATCATCGGATGCTGCAGTTTTTCTTTCTCGGCCCAGATGCGCGTGATCTTTTTCGCCTGGCCGATCGCATCGTCCAGGGCGTTGTGCGCCACGCCTTCGGCCTCATCCTTCACCGACGGGAATTCCGCCTCGAGCGTGCGCAGGTCACGCCCATGCCAGTAATCCCACGGCAGACGGATCCCCGTCGCCGCGTAGGCATCGCCGAGACGGCCGCCATCAAAGTCCCACCCGTTGCCCCACACGTTGATTTCCTTGCCGTTGCCATCGCATAGCCACCACGCGAACGCCTCGAGCACGCAGCGCAACGAAGCGCCGGCCTTGCACACCTCGCGCCGGGCCTCGTCGTCCTGCCCCATCCACCACACCATCGTGTCCGCATCCAGCGTCAGGCCGGCCGCGATACACGACTTGATGTCGATCCGCATGTAGAACGGACGCCCCACGATCACGCCCAGGGCGTTGAACTTCACCGCGCCGATCGCACTCACCGCCGACCGCGCGGCCGTGCCCCACGTCTCGATGTCCACGCTCGCGTTGATCACCGGCGCCGGCCGCAGTTCTTTTTCCTGCGCCTTGCTCCACTTCAGCAACGCCTTCGCCGCCGCATGCGTCATGCCAGCGTTGGTGATCACGTCACCCTCGGGGCTGATCTGAATCGGGATCACGCCAGGCGCGGGCGCCGGCACCGCTGGCCATGGGTCTAGTTCATCGAGCATCCGCACCGGAATCCCGGGTATCGCGCGGAGAGGACCTTGCTCGCTGCGCCACTTCTTTTTCAACTCCTCGAGATGCTCAGCCCAAGCTACCGGATCATGGAACGGCCGGCCCGAATGGAAGGCAGCCCAAGCGGCCACCGACTGGGCCAGCCGGATCACCAAAGCCACGCGCTCCAGCTCAGGCGCGATCCAGTTGCCGTCATGCCCGTTGATCACAACAAAGCACCGCGGCGTCAGAATAGACAACGGCACCTTTCCACCCGTCGGCGTCCACGTGAAGGCACCACCCCGGGCCAACTCAATCAACGCATTGCGGACACCCTTGCGGAGCCGCGACACGTTGTCGAAATGCACGAAGCCGGCCTTCAGGAATGCGACAGCCTGCGCGGTGAAGCTGTTGCGATCCTCCGGCATCGGGGTGATCATCTTCACGGCCTCATCGGTGCCACCGGCGGCCGCGATCAGTTCCCGCCCCAACGTGGTTTTCCCCGAGCCGGACGGGCCGATGATGATGACGACCTGGACGCGCTTGCGGATGCCCGCGGACAGCGAGAGCGCCCGCCGATAATTTACGGCAGATGCGTCATCCGCGAAATAATAGGTGTGTTTCATGGTTGTGCGCGTTGAGGGTTAAGCGGCCGAATCGACGCCCCGGGATTCTTCAGCCGCGTCGTGTTTCATCTGACCGCGCAGGATGATGACTTCGGCCAGCGTCAGGCCGGAGGCCGCCGCGATTTCATGCGTAGTCTTGCCGGCGTTGATCATGTCGATCGCCGTGTGTTTGTTGGCAGGCAGACCCGCGTAGCGCTCATCCTCCGCCGCCGGCACCACGCCGACCGGAGTGAGTTCCAACGGGGCCTGCGCCGGCGGTTCCGCAGCTGCTGCAGGCTCCGTGACCGTCACGCGGGGCTTAATTAGCCCAAACTCTTTTTTGATGTTTTGAACGCTCGGCAGGGAAATCGACAACTCCTTCGCGATCTCCGCACCCGAGCAACCCGCGCCATGCATGCGACACACACGGTGCTTCAACTCGACAGTGATCTCAGCCCGCTTCGTTTTTTTCGACTGCGGTGCCGATTCCTTACCTGCCAAGGCTCCCTCGACGTCGGCCAAGGGGACACCATAGGACCTAGCGATCTCCTCGGCCGGCATGCCGCCCGCGGCGGCCTTCACCCATTCCGCGAGGATCTTCGGATCCGTCGTCACCGGCGCAGCGACCATGTCTTTTTCAATGGCTGCGACGACCAGAGGATCAGCCTCGAGGGCGAGCACCTTGAATGCCACAGGATCGTCCTTGAAGAAGGGAAGCGCCTCGGTGCACGCCCCCACAATGGCATCCGCTTCCGTCGCGAACTTCTTTCCGGACAACGACGGGGAATAACTAAAACCAGCCTTCCCCTCGGTGCGGGAACGGATATCCAGGCCGCACCGCCACGTCCCTTCGGAATCGAGGGCGATCCGCACTTCGCAATTGGCCCCGTCCGGCATGCCAAGGACCGACGATTTGAACGGCCTTTCCGCCACGCCGTTTTTGTTCCACTTGTAGGCAGCCGAGGCATCGCCCTTCACCTTCGCCGGTTTCGGGGCCTTGGGTGCTTTCGCAGCCTTCGCCGCCGGCTTGGCCTTTTCCTTCGCGGCCGTCTTCTTCGCCACCTTCTCATCCTTGAGGCGCTGGGTGACGTCTTTCTTGATCTGATCCAGGTCAACCGCCACGCCTTCGGCCAGGTCCCAGAAGACGCCATCCGCCTTCACGCCGCTCCATTTGAGCGACTGGCTCACTAGCAGCAACGGCACCAGCGCCTGGCGTTCCGCCGGCGTCAGAGTCTTCGCCCAGGTGCGGATGGTCTTTTCCTTGTCGGTGCCGTGGTCGCCGAATTTCAGGTTCTTCCACTTGCCGATGATCCACAGACCGTCGGCGCCTGCGTGACTGAGGCCGGCGTCAAAGATCGCATCCCACACCGGATCCAGCGTCCAATTGCTGGCGAGTTCGCGGTGCACGGCCGTCAACGCTTCGCACGTCACCGCCAGCTGTTTCTTCGACTCCGCCAACGCCTTCTTCCGCTCGAGGGCCAAGGCGTTGCTGCCGGCGACGGCACTGCCACCCATGATGCGGCTGGCAAAGATCGGTTCGCCCGCCTTCTCGATCGCTGCGATCGCCAATTTACGGTCGACGACTTCACGCGGCGCACCGGCCTGATCCTTGGCGATCACGCGCGGCACTTTCGCGCCCGTCTTCTTCTCGGCTTCCTCGATCAGCTTCCGCCACGTGCCCACCTTCCCCACCTCAGGCTTCAGCAAGCTGGATTGCGGCTGATCACGAATCTCGACGTAGTTCGTGTCCCAGTCCATTTCGCCAGCTCCGCGCCATGACGGATAGATTTCCCGGCTCGCTTTCTCGCCGAGCACCGTGGCGCCTGCCTCTTCAGCCGTGGCAGCCTGGCGCTTGAAAAGCGCGTCGAGTTTCAGGCGGAAGCAGGTCGGGTCACAGCACACCTTCTTTTTGAGCAACTCCGCATCGGCCTTTTCCTGGCCGAAGAGATGGGCGCAGTTGTCCGTCATCTTCGGGCAGGCCGCGCACGCGCCGGCCGCCGGCAACAACTCGGCGTCATCCAATTTGAACGGCGCACCCTTCAGACCCTGCATAAATTCCTCCGCGATCAGCTCGGAGGCCGCGATGAACGTCAGCGGTTCCTTGGAGTGCTGTGGCTTCACGATCTTCATGGCCGCCTTTTCGCGCAGCTCGGGATCCGGAATGCGCGCAATCAGAACCGCCACGCGCGCCGGCAACACATTATTTTCAAGCGCCTCTCGCGCCGTCTTCGGCAGCTCGAGTAACTTTAGGCGGCGATATATAAACGACCGTTCCACACTGAAACGCTCCGCCAGTTGGGGCACCGAATAGAGCGGTTTTCCATCCTCTCCGTTAATCTTCAGCATGCCGTCATACGACTCGGCTTCCTCAAGTTCAGTGAGGTCGCTGCGCTGCAGGTTCTCTACGATCTGGATTTCGCGGGCGACCGCATCGGACAACTCACGCACCACGCATGGCACCGTGGCGACATCGGCGCGCAGCGAGGCCCGCAGACGACGCGCGCCGGCGACGAGTTCAAACATGGGCAGGCGCTGGTTGTTGCCGACCAGCACTTGACCGGTGAGCGGACGCACCAGCAGCGGCTCGAGCACGCCCTGGGCTTTGATGCTCTCCGCGAGTTCCTCGATCTTGCGGAAAATCTTGCGGGGATTGGTGAGGGACTCCCGGATTTGTGCCGGGGCCAGGTGCTGGTATTCGATTAGTGTGCTCATGATCAGGCTGCTTTTTTGTGTTGGTTGTCGCCGCGTTTTTTTCCGAGTCGCACACGGCGATAGGACTCGACGGCCGTTTCCGACTTCTGGAAACGCGCCTTGAAACCACCGGCTCCCTGCTTGCGCATGTAGCCGCTGAAAATCTGTTTTACCCGCCAGCTGTGGGCCTGCTTGGTCTCGCCAAACAGCTTCCCGTATTCCTCGCAGGTGAGATCCCGCAACGCCTCCGGACGGAGCGCGTGCACGATCGCATAAAAATTCCGCATCACCGCCCCCGGATGGGCGCCATCCTGGACGCAGAAATCAATAAACCGGTTGAACACCTCCATGCGCGCACGCATCAGTTCCTCATCATCCTCGCCGTCTTCGGCCGCCAGCAGCGCGGAGAGCGGCGTATAATTGGTCACATCGCCCTTCTTTCCACGATACAGCCCGCGCAGTTCCTCCTTGTCGGTAACGCTGCGCAGCACGCCGGCGATCCGCTCTTCATGATTGCTGCTCATTCCGGCCTCCCTTCTGTGGTCACGTGACCACACTGGGCGCCGCCGAACGTCTTCAGGAAATGCTCGGCAAGCGCCGGCGTGGCGAAGATCCCAAACGATTCCGGCCGCCCGTCGACGGGATGGATCCGCGACACGGTCGGCTGCCCGCATGCCGACACGCCGATCTGCAGACCGTCCAACGAACGCGCCAGGGGCGAGACGACAACCGGCGCGGAAAAATCAAGGGCGGGAACCATGCGCCCGCTGGGTTCGACGATGTGATTCAAGCGACTTTGGGGGAGTGGAGAGTTGCGGGCTGGAACCCGTTGCAGCCCTGCCCGCCGGGCCAGGTGCTGGAGACTTGAGAGGAGCGGCCGAACCGTCCGCACGTTGCGCGGATGGGACACGAAGCATTGGTGCACGCGGAAACGGCGAGCGCCCGGAGCGCTGCCGCTCCGGCCTGGCGGCCACGGGCAACCCCAAGGTGACCTTTCCAAATGTCACCCGTCAGCGTGCAGAATTCACCAGGGGCAAGGATCATGCGGAGACCCCCTCTTTTTTAGGAACGTATCCGGCATCCCCTTCGAACGCCTTTAGCTCACGCTCAACACGCTTCCCGTCGGGGAGCGTAACGGTGAGTGGGATTGGCGGATGCGGCTGGTTGTCTTGCCTGAAGCGGAACGGCGCGCTCAAATTCGCGTAGCCGTCTTTCCATGCATCCCCCATCGATTCGCCCTGACCAAGGAAGGTAGTGGCCTCCTTCGTGCGCGTGTTGAGCACGGTGAATTCAAACATCTTCAGGCTCATGCCGCCGCGTCCTCCTGGCGCGCTCAAATTCGCGTAGCCGTCTTTCCATGCATCCCCCATCGATTCGCCCCGACCAAGGAAGGTAGTGGCCTCCTTCGTGCGCGTGTTGAGCACGGTAAATTCAAACATCTTCAGGCTCATGCCGCCGCGTCCTCCTGGCGCGCTTCAACGTCCGCCATCCAGTTCCCCCGCACGTTGCAGCCGCGCGGAGCCACGGGAGGTGGTGGCGGCGTGCGCAACTCATCTAAGGCAGCACGGAGCATCGTAGCCTCCGCCTTGCAGCCATCGGCAAAAAGTATCTCCACCAAGCGGCTCAGACCCGCGACCGTGTAGAACCAGCCGCCTCCTGCCCCCGACTGATAGAGAAAGTGACCCGGCGAACCCATGTCCGAGGTGTGCAGCCGATCCAACTTCAACTCAGAGAGGCCGGTGATTTCTGCCACCTTCCTCGCAAAAAGGCCGGCCACTGCCGGCGATGTGGTTGCGGTATTCATGGGGAAAGCTGACGGACGTCCGCAGCCAGGGCTTTGCTGGCATTGTTATATGGAACCGCATCAGCCGCCCCGCGCGGGGCCTGCTGGGGGGTTGCCGCCTGGCCGGTGTGTGCCGGGCGGACGTCCGAAAGATTGTAGGCGGCGATCTCCGCCCGCAGCTCCGCCATCACCCGCTCATGGCAGGTCGGGCAGTAGCCATGAGACTCCTGGCCGTCCTGCTCAGGCAGGCATGGCTTCGTCCCGTAAACGACGTGGCAAGTCAGACAAACCGACTTGATATGGGGAGCCGCCGGCGTGGCGCTCTCCCCTTCCCTACGGTCTGCAGCGGCATTTTGCTGCCATTCTGCTGCCAGACCTACGTTTTGAGAGTGGTGGCAAAACTCGGAATCGAACCGAGGA